TTTTAACGTCTATTTGACCACCCATACCGGTATGGTTCTGACAATAATAGTATAAAGTTGATGGTATACTCGAACTATATGACGGTGTAAAAGTAACTGTAGATGTACCCGGGTTCGTAACACCTGTTGTATAATCTCCAAACAGTGGTACACTAAATCTATAAGATTCGCCGCTAGATTGTCTCAGAGATACTTTACCGGGGTACGTTGTAGTATCAATAACAGTCGGGAAATTATCAGCTGGATTGTTATCTGTCCAGTCAGTATAATCGTTTTTTGAAACTTTTATCGTGTTCCACGACGGTGTAGATGGTACTCCCCAGTCGTTTGTTGAATTTACCCATAGTTTATACACGTAATGTGTTGATGTATCCAAACTTGTGTACCTCTTATAATTATAAAGAGTACCGACACCGTCAACAGGTGGTAAATCATCGGGTGGGTTACCATCGAGTGATCCTGCAGCAAATCTAAACGGGTGTGCTGGGTGACTTGCATTATTGAAAGTATACGTTGTACCTTTATAAAGTGTAAGTGTTGCCTGTTCGACACCATCAATCAAAAATTTACCACCTGATTCCGAAACTGTAAATGTTTTATCTGGTGCTGTAGGTCTGGGTAAAGTAAATTTAAGCATCATACTTCTAATAAGATCACCCTTATTCCTTGGTATGTTACACTCGAACGAAGCATCAAAATCGGGGTCGCCGTTAAACGGAGTTTCTACGGCTTCTATTGAAAATTTTGTGTGTCGTTTATAATTCATCAGGAAATATGAAAATTCGGGTTCACCAGTAAGCCATTGGTCCTGGATACCAGTGACGGCAAGGTTTAATTTACCAGCCATTCTTACTCTATGTGAGTAAAATTTTATAAATTAAAACGAGGCGTTATGGTAGATGAATCTTCAATTGAGAAAGTTCAAACCTGAAAACATGGCAGACGATAAAGTTTGTGTTTTTATAGGTAAACGTAATACGGGTAAATCTACACTTGTTACTGATATTCTGTACCATAAGAAACATTTACCAGCCGGAATAGTCTTATCAGCCACAGAAGAAGGTAACCATTATTATCAACAATATATACCAGATCTTTTCATATACGGTGATTACGATAGAGAAGCTATAGAACGTGTCATGGATAGACAGAAAAAGTTGGTCGGTGCTGGTAAAACAAATTGTGGTGCATTCCTGTTATTAGATGATTGTATGTACGATGCAAAATTCATGAAAGATACGTGTATTAGACAGTGTTTTATGAATGGGCGACACTGGAAGATATTTTTCATGTTAACCATGCAATATTGTATGGATCTCCCTCCCGCTCTCAGAGCAAACGTCGATTACGTGTTTATTTTGCGTGAAAATATAATTCAAAACCGAGAAAAGTTGTATAAATCATTCTTTGGTATTTTTCCAACATTCGAGATGTTTAATAAAGTAATGGATTCGTGTACCGAAAATTACGAATGTTTAGTTTTAGATAATACGTCTAAGAGTAATCGAATAGAAGATTGTGTGTTTTGGTATAAAGCGACACTTCGTAAAAATTTTAAGGTAGGTGCGCCTCAATATTGGCAAACGCACAAAAAGATGTTTAATCCTCGACATGGTAATCTGAAAATAGGTGATAGAAACGCAGTTAAAAAGACGACTGCATTAAAGGTTATTAAGAAGAAATGATACGACTTTTTTCTAGACGATTAAGTTCAGCATTAAATGTATTCCCATTACCAGCACCAGCTCTAATACCCCCGTACACTGAAATAAAAAAAGCACCACTTTCATCAGGTGAAAGTGATGAAGGGTACCGTATAATGGTGGATGTTTGTCACATTACAAAAACTATTTACATCGACGAAGATATGTGTGATTACGATAAGTTAAACGATTTACCAAGAATTGTAAAAGCGTTTGGGTGTTTATACCCTAACTATAATTTGAAGAGTTAATTATTTTAAGTTGTTATATTAAATGATAAGTGTTGTTATATTAAATTGGAAACGACCGGATAATATAGTAGACCATATATTACCAAAACTTGTTAATTACAAATTGGTTTCGGAAATTATCATATCCCATGGTAATAGTAAAACATATTTTCAAACACCCGAACTTAACATTGTTAAACATTACCAAGATGAAAAATTAAACGCAAATTTAGGTGTCGCTTTACGATTTTCGAGATCGTGTGATGCAAAAAACGATTGTATTTTAATAATTGATGATGACATGTTACCTTCTGAAAATTACGTTAATCGAATGTATAAAAAGTACAAAAAGAATCCGAATGTGGTCATAGGTTCAACAAAAAGATACGTTTCTACAATCAATGGGTATTCGATTAAAGGTTTTTTATCAGATGATGAACAACAAATTGTATTAACCCAGATTTTAATGACAAATAAAACGATGTGTAAAGATTTCATGAATGAAAAAAACAAGATGAATGATTTCGCATTGAAAGCTAAACCAGTGTGGAACGGTGAAGATATATTATTCAATTTAATTTACATTAAAAATTATAATAAAACGCCTATTCACTTAAAACCACACGGTGATGATGTAACAAAATTAAAAACCAATAACGCAATAAGCAGTGATACAGGACATCGCGAATATAGAAAAAAATTTTCAAAAGCTGCTTTAGAACGATACAATATTGATTCTATCAATTACATACATACAAATGTATTAGTTTTGGTAATTGTAATACTTTTATTGATAATCTATATATCCAGGTAAATATTCAGGCTAATGCGTAAACGTAAAAAATCAAAAAACTCTATACATATAAATGTCGACCGACGTGAGTACTTTAAACCTTTCAGATAATAGCGATGGTATGGTAGCATTAAATAATAACATGTCTACTAATTTTATTGAAAATAATCAACAACCTGTTATAGAACCGCCGAATATTGTATCTGAAAAAAATATTGATTTTAAACAAAGTACTATGGACTCTACTCCAATTCAAGATGTTATGCAACCAGAAGCGCCACTCGAACCACCAATGATGGCGGTTGATCCACGAATGACACAGGCGCAAGCACAGGCGCCAATGATGGGTCTCCAACAACCAACTGAATCGAGAAAAAATACTTCTAGCCAAAACCCATTTAATTTAACTGATGACCAGTTTCAAGCTCTCGTGGTCGCTGTGTGTACTGCGATAGCGATTAGTAAGCCAGTTCAAGAAAAACTCGCAAATTTCGTACCACAATTTCTTAACGACCAAGGGAACCGAAGTGCCGTTGGTTTGGCTTCGACTGGTGCAGTCGCCGCCGTAGCATTCTTTTTGTATAAAAGATACTCTTAAGTAGAATTAAAGTGGGAATACATTTTATCACCACCAAACAATAAATAAGCAATTATAAACCCAATGGTTAATCCTAATGCTCGAAGTCCAACAACAACCAATGTACTCCGTGTATTTTTACCATATCTAATAAAGTCTTCTTTCATATTGTCGTTCGTTTCTGTAATTGCAAGTGTAAAAACTAAACCTAGTATAGTCGATACCAAAAGAAATGGCATATCCAGGGAAAGACGACCCCATACTTTACCGCCTCTTGGCATCATACCCAAAACGTTAGGTATAACAATCAATAAAAAGATCACATTAGGCCAGTATTCACTCGTGATTAGTGGTATACTGGATAAAGATAGAATTCCGTTCCATAATAAAATAGCTTTTGCTAAATCAATTTTAGTCGCTGACATTATTACATTTACATTAGATTATTTATCCTGGACGTGTTTACCACAAAATTGAGTTTTGTTTGGTATTTCTTTATATATTCCGAGTTGGACGCACATGTCTCTTAATTTTTTAAAATTAGCCCAATACTCTTTACTATGTGAATACTCATCGACTGTTGAGTGTGCGAGTTCGTGTATTAATACGTGGAATATTTCATTCGTATCGCCATCTAAACATAACCCAATTTCGTTACCTTTATTCGTATTGTATCCAATGTGTCCCCTTGTTCTGTGATACATTGTTAATGGTATTTCGTGACGTAAAATCTCGAACTCCTTGTGCCCTGTGGTTTTTATATGTTCTCTGAGAATTCTATACTTTTCCCGTATTTCTTTTACCTTATCTGTTTGTTTTGTGTTGGTGTATATATACACGTTTATGATAATGAGAAGTAACGCGATTATCATCTTACCATAAACTTACATTAAAATTATAATTAAAGATACGGTCAGAATATTATACATGACGTATGAATTACTCCAAGAATGTCTCAAAGATCATTCTGTATCTGATATAGCTAAAAAACTAAATATAGTTAACGGTACTATAAACAGATGGATTCTACTACGCTCCGTTCCATTGAATTATACTTTCGATTTACATAAGGTATTAGGTAGGGATATAGATTATACTCATTTTACGTATAAACAAAAGGACCAGTTTTTTACTCCAAATGATATGGCAGAAAAGTGTTGGAAAAAGTTTAACGAAATTGTTACTATTGATATAAACGATTATACGTTTATAGAACCATCTGCTGGTGATGGGAGTTTCATGAAAGTTTTACCAAAGAGTACTATTGGTATAGATATCGAACCTAGATACCCCGGTGTTATAAAACACGATTACTTAACGTGGAAACCGGACGATTTAAACCAAAAATATATAGTTTTCGGGAATCCGCCTTTTGGTTTGAGAGGACATTTAGCACTTAATTTTATAAACCACTCGTACGATTTTTCTGATTACGTGTGTTTGATACTTCCTCAATTGTTTGAGAGTGATGGTAAAGGGTCTCCTCGGAAAAGGGTATCGAGATACAATCTCATATTTAGTGAGAAATTGTCGGGACTGTTTCATTCACCCGATGGAGAACGCACAAAAGTTAACGGGGTATTTCAAATATGGTCTAAATATACAGAAAATCCTAAATACACGATCCGGGAGATGGACGATACACATTTAAAAATATACTCAATGTCTGATGGTGGTACAGTTTCATCGACACGGAATAAAAACATGATTGGGAAGTGTCATATTTATCTACCATCGACGTGTTTCGGTAAAGAAAATATGAAGGTATATACATCCTTTGAGGATTTACCTGGGCGTAGAGGGTATGGTATTGTTTTTAATAAAGATGTAGATGATATGATTAAAAAGGCAAATACTATTAAATGGCACGAAGTTAGTTTCATGTCAACAAACTCAGCCTATAATTTAAGGACTTCGTCAATTCATGAATCTCTGATTCAAGTGGTTCAGTTATAATTTTAGCTCGTAGAAATTTACCAATTTTATAAAGATCGTCGTTTTCGGTTATTTTGATCGTAATACCGGCCTTTATACAATTGCTTATCGTTTTAGGGGAAAAATCAAGTTTGTATTGATCGAACGCCTTTTTCCTTAAATGAGCTTTTTTACCGAGAATGGTGTGTTCTCTTTGTAAAGATAAATCGAAATCTTTTAAAACTGTTACATATATGTTGTTTGGTGCGATATCAACAAATACCCAAAAATCACTTTCTCCCGTGTTTCTAAGATTTTCATGTTGAAATGAACCTTGTTCGCCAAGTCTTGCAGTCTTCACCTCGATTTTCTTATCACCAATGAGCATGTCATATACTTTACCATTATCATTTAAACTCGAAAGTTTTTTCTTATCCCAAACACACTCGATTATATTTTTATTGCAAATTGAGTATATTAAATCTTCTCCTATTTGACCGACTTCGTCACACGTAAGATCGCGTACTTTTTCAAATCGGGTCCCTTTCCACATATTTTTCTTGCCAGAAAACTCACTGACTTTATTTTGTAAATATTCAAATGTATTCATGATTTGTTTTACTTTTTTTTAATTTTAAGAACCAACTTAGTCTACTTAGGTTTATTAATTGTTTAATTCTAATAAAGCGTATTCCATGAATACATTTGGATTAGGATGGTCCGTCATCGCAAGTTCGCCCTCTAAATCACCTAGAAAATATGATTTTTCGTATTCTTCGAGGTTATTATACATGTAATTGATAAGTTTTGCATTTCTTGCTGCGGCTGCTCCGACCATGGCGTAATGTTCACAATGTCTAGGATACCTACACTCTTCGTATAGGTATTTATACATTTCCAAAGCCGTATCGTGATCTTTACAGAATGCTATAGCAAAACTTATATCGTCTTCATCTTCTCTCAAATCATCACCATCCTTTGGGATTTCTTCGATTATTTCATTAATTTCGTTACGACGTTTTTTTAATTCGTCGAGTTCACCGTCAATACATGTTTTATAAATAGATTTCATTTTTAATTTTAGTTAATTAGTTTAACTATTTTTACTTAGGTATAAAAATATTAGGTAAATGTATATGAGTATCTCCAGATCCAACGTTCCTCAGGAACTTCGTAACCTCGGTGTTAGGAACATGAATATTACATCCCTTAGTTTAGAAAATACAAACTTAACCAATTTACCATCATCCATTGGTAACCTTAAAAAACTAAAGGAACTTGACTTGGCTAATACTAATTTAACCTCATTACCACCACAAATTGGTAACCTTAAAAACCTTGTGAATCTTAATTTGAACAGTAATTATTTAACCTCGTTACCATCGTCTATCGGTAAGCTTACAAAACTTACGTATTTTTCGATGGATGGTAATCGTTTAGACTCGTTACCATCATCTATTGGTAACCTTAAAAATCTACAGGTACTTGAGTTGGATGGTAATTATTTAACCTCGTTACCAGAATCAATCGGTAAGCTTACAAAACTTACGTTTTTAAATTCAGGAGATAATTATTTAACCTCGTTACCATCGTCTATCGGTAAACTTACAAAACTTGAAGTACTTAGATCGTCTGATAATCATTTAGAATCGGTACCACGACAAATCGGTAACCTTAAAAATCTTACATTTCTTGCATTGGCTTCTAATAGATTAACATCGATACCAAAAGAGATCGGTAAGCTTACAAAACTCGAGTCAATTCTTTTAGGCTTTAATAAGTTAACCTCGTTACCAGATGAGATCGGTCGTCTTCCAAACCTGAGATCCATTTATATACATAGTAACCCAAACCTTAGAATTATACCAAAATCACTTGATCGACCTGGTTTAAGCATTACTAAGAATAGGTCGACACGTTTTGAACATATACCACTTAGACCTATAGTACGTAGAAACGTACCCCTAAACACTAAACGTAACGATCCTATATCTGGGTATAATTTTAGGGTCGGTAATAATGCCATATACCTAGGATACAATAAGTATTTATACGAAAAAACATTTTTAAACTGGATAAAAACGAAAAACTCGAGAACTAATATCACTAATATTAACACTTTATACAGTCTTGACCCAAACAGAAATATCGTTCCAAATCCATTTACACGACAACCATTATTTAGAAGAAACATAAATTTCGTCAAGTTTGTAAAACCAAACACACCGAACACTCTCGCGAAAAACCTAAATAAGATGAAAATAAACAATAAACCAAAAACACCAAACACACCAAAAACCATTCGAAAAAAAGCAGGTAACGCCGCTCAGAGTAGACGTACTAATGTCAATAATAATAACAGGTAAATGTATATGAGTAACAACAACAATCGCCGAGTCAGGCGAAGACTTTATGTTCCTTTAAACCTTACTAAATACAGGAAAAATGCTAAGAATATTAATATTCCTAGCAATTCTATCAATATTCCGGGGTTTACGTATCTGAATTTTTATACTAATATACCAAACGAAATTGGTTCATTTACACAACTCGAAAGATTTAGTTTAACAAATCATATGTTAACCCGGATACCAAAAGAGATCAGTCGTTGTACAAACCTTAAGACACTTAATTTGGCTGATAACGAGTTAACCTCGATACCAAAAGAGATCGGTAAACTTGAAAATCTCGAAGAACTTATATTATGGGGTAATAATTTAACTAAATTACCAGACTCAATCGGTAACCTTAAAAACCTCAAGGAACTTGATTTGGGTAGTAATAAATTAACCTCGTTACCAAAAGAGATCGGTCGTTGTACAAACCTTAAATACCTTGTTTTAGGTGATGATAACAATTTAACCTCGATACCAAAAGAGATTGGTCTTTGTAAAAATCTTAGATACCTTGATTTGTCCGGGAATAATTTAACCTCGTTACCAAAAGAGATCGAAGACCTTCCCAAACTCTCAAAGCTTGATTTGCGACGGAACCCAAGACTTAAAGGTATATCGTCAGAACTTAGAAAGAGAGGTTTAACTATTTTGAAAAATAATAGTACTAAATTTATAAATCATAAATATTATACGAACCAATTGTCCGTTGTAACTGTTTTACGAAAAAATTTACCTCGTATACCACCAAAAATCCGCGAAAATATCGCACGAAAAGTTAATACAAAACCCAACACAAAAACCGAAGCTAACAAAATGAATGTAGCAAGGTCGAGTTTAAGAGCTTATAACAATAAACAGAAAGTATTAACTCGTCGTTACAAAAACATGCTTTCACCAGCTTTAAATAAAAATATTAATAAAAATAATAAAAATAAGTAATCATTTCTTATACACAAACCTAAATTTACTATACAAATCCGAAACCGGGTTCCCTTTAAGATCTTCCCACAGTGTTAAAGTAAACCCCAAATCTTCCATTCGCGTAAACAACATGTCCTTGTGCGCTATAGGTTCGACTTTAGGTCCACTCGCGTAATACGGCGTATCGGCTAAGTGGACGTATAACTTTTCACCGAACCTACCCGAACTCGTATGTTTCATTAAAAAGTAGTTCCCTAACTCGTCTTTTACGGGTGTATTCATGATAATCTTATCGGAATTCGGTATGATTCCTATGAATTGACCCCCGGGTTTCATTCTATTCTTAATTGCTAATAAAGACGTCTCGAATAACGTGTTCGTTTCGAATATATAGTGTAACGCAAAGTTATAACATATGACATCGTATTTCCTTTGGGGGCACGCGAATATATCACCTTCGTAAAAATTAACGCGTATTTTCATGTTCTTGGCGCGCGACTTAGCCTCCTTAAGTGAATCTGGGTTTGGTTCGCACATGCTTATATTAGCCCCGGCGTGTCGCCACTTTTGGAGATCACCGCCGAATCCACATCCTACATCCAAAATACTGTCGCCTTCGCGGGTAGCCGATTGGATGAGGAGACGCTTAGACTCGTTATGGTACTTGCGTATCTCCTCCATTTATTTAACTTAATTTTTTCTTTTTAAATGGTTTACTAAGGTAAAAATCTCAGACTATATAAATGTCATCTAATTCCAATTCCAATTATTCCCCTCGACCAGATTGGCGAACTGAACGAAACTTGTTACAAAATTTTAACCAAGTTTCCAATAAAAAATTGAAAACAATATCTTTAGCAAACGCGTTAAAGCAGATGAAAATGGAGAACGAAAAAAAATTGAAAAATACGAAAAAGAAAAATAAAACAAATAATTCCAAACCCAGTCCCAAAAAACTCACTCGTGAAGAGACCAATAAAAAATTGAAAGAAATGAAAACATTACGTGAAAAGACCATGAAGCAATTAAAAGATGCCAAAATGAGATTAAAACAATTAAAGGAAGAAAAGAAAAATAAAACAAATAATTCCAAACCCATTCCCGAACCCAATTATTTACCTCGTCCATTAGGTTGGCGTAAAACGAAAGAGACCAATAAAAAAGTAGAAAAATCAAAATCATTATCACCATTACGATTTAAAACCAGACCAAAAAAGAATTATCATAAGACGAATGTTCCTAACGTTATTGTACAAAACACTAAACGAAAGAAAGGGGGTGTGTTAAATTCTTTACCGAATGAATATTTTCAGTACAAAAAATAATCACATATTATAGAAATGGTAAACAATATACTGCGAAAAAACGCGGAATTGTATAAAGAAAAACAAAATTTACTTAATAAGATTGAGAAAGAAATTAAAAATATAGAAAAAATTAAGTTAAAACTTGAAAAACTTCTAACCATATATGAACAACAGTATGATAAGATTTTAGTGATTAAGATGTTTAAGAATAAAATACCTCAAAAAAACAGAAATAAGATTAACGGTGATGAAAAAAAAATAGTAAAAAAGATTAATAATACTTCAAAAGAAATTAAATATTTATTAGAAAATTTATTAACATTAACTGATCTTAAACGTAAAATTATGGAAAACATGAACAAACCATTCCAAAATTTTATCTCGGTTCATTTTAGAAATACAAGTAGAAATGGAAATCGAAGATAAGAAGTGTGACGATACCCAACCTGTTGCAAACTGGAAGTGTATAGTGCTTACGTTAGCGTTATCAGGTGGGTACTGGTTTTTACCTCATAGAAACAAGTGGGTCCTTTTAGGACTCTTATATTTTCCGTACATAGCACTCGCCTATTACGACCACTGGTACGCGTGTAAACGTAACCTCGGACCTACGTACCTCGCCATGTTTTACCATTGGATAAAACCTCAAGATTCGGATCAGATCGTCAAGTATAAGAATTGGTGTCCCGAAATCAAAAATAGAGTTCTTTTCATAGACACTGCCATATTACTCGGTTGTTTAGTCGCTTTACCATCGTTTCTCAGATGGAAACCTTAAACTAATGTAAATCCAATATCCTTGGGTGTTATTTTTTCATCGACATTCCAATTATACAAGTAATAATTATTCGTACCCGTACCTCTCATAAATCTATTCATAACGAGTTCTTCTTCGCTTACACTTATATTTGTACAATTGTAAACGTCGAAACCTCTATTACGCGCCATTATTATCGCATCTTTCAAACAGCTTCCTACGTTATAAAACGTGTATGCCTGTTTTACTACACTCCCAGATTCTACGTGTACGTAAGGTATACTATAAAACGAAAGAAACTGATCGGTAGTATCACTTATATAGGAATACATAACATCTTTACGTGGTAATAACCAGTTTTCGACGTATTTTTCATCGATTTCGAGGTACAATTTAAATTGACGAAGGTGTTTTTGTAACATTCGTGTAACACGTGAAATATCATTTTTAGTCATTTCCCTAAAACTCGATGATCCCAATACTAAATTTGGTATTTTGCTTGCTTTTGAAAACCCTATAGAATTTAGTTTTTTAACGTTTATAAGTCTGTGCCAATACCTTACTTCTGTTAACGGTGGGGATACGCGTTTAACTATAGTGTATATAGCTTGTCTTATGTTATATTCTCGAGCGCGACGCGATATTTCGTTTATGAGTAAAGGTGCAAACCCTTTTGACCTTGAATCGTTATCTATACACAAAAAGTTTATTTGGATCATCTTTAGTGACGTTCCGTTTACGTTTACCATGGATGGAACGCCTGTAATACATCCGTGCATGATTTTGGTTTCTGAATTGCGTATAGATATAACGAATTTTTCATCGATTGCTAATCTTAACAATTCGAGTGGGTAATCGAACGCGTAATGTGAATCCCGTATATAATATTTTTTAAGAAACATACACAATTCTTCTAAATAACACGAATCCCACTCGTAACCATCCGGTAAAACGTTCTTTTCGAGTTTGAGGTTCTCGGATGAATCTATTTCGCCCTTAATACAATTGTTTTCTTCTTTTTTTACAGGTTGGTTTTTCCAGTACATTATTTATTAGTATACTTAAAGTTTTAAGTATATACAAGTATATATAAACAATGACATCTCTCGAACAAGATTACACGACCGTACCGGGTCAACTTTATGCCTGTCTTTCAGTAGTAGGACCGGAAGCTCCACAAAAGAATGAAAAATTTGGGATTAAAATTAGGGGTGCGTTTAATTCGCGCGATGAAGCGGCTGCACATGCGAAACGTCTTCAAAAGGAAGACGCAACGTTTGATATTTATGTTGTCGACATGTATAAATGGTTATTGATTCCACCAGACCCGGCTCAAATTGAAGATGCGCACTACGCGGATGAAAAGCTCGAAGAACTCATGGTGGGGTACAAGGAAAATCAAGCTCAGGCCGCCGCCATGTTTGCACAACGTAAAACGGATATGATGGCTGTTAAGGCACCAGGTACCGATACGTACTTTAAGGGTGGTGATGAAAACTCCAAGTTTTACACAAAACCCGATGAAGCTCCCGTAAGTCACCCGGGCGAAGTTTTGGAACGTCTTCAAAAGGAAAAACCAGATGCGGATATGGAAGATTTGGTTAAGGAAGCTGATGAGATTGTCGCGAAAGAAATGGAAGCAGTTCGACTTAAGCGCGAGGCTGAACTCAAGGAACAAATTGAGAAAGAAGAAAAGGAAATGAAGGAAAACGCTGATCAAGCCGTCGTTGAAAATTCTACTGACGCCCAGGTCAAGGAAACTGAAGATGGGGGTGAAGAGGAAGTGACATCTGATGATAAAGAAAACAAACAAGACTAAATTAATTTTGTTACATAAATGTAAGTATGTTGAGTATTATATTGAACATAATCACCATTCTTATTTTGATATGTGTATTAACTTTATTTTTGAGATTGTATTATAAGCAAAAAAATAAACCTGAAACAACATCTAATGGTGATTCTAAAAGTGCTACAAATAACGAAGAAGTAACTGCATCCGAAGTTATGAAAAATACATTTGATGATCCACTAGTTACGAGTCGATCGTATTTTACTGAATCATCATATGGGAAGATTGGTGATTTTAAGGGTCAACAAACACCTTCTGATGTGTATTGGATAGAAGGTAAACCTATCCAGGCCTTAGAATAACCGGTTGCATGGTTTTACCCATGAAAAAACCTAATAAAAATGCAACAAATATGATAATGTACCCGGTTTTGTCTAAATTGGCAAATATATCCGGTTTTTCCTGGTGTATTAACGGTTGTTGGTATATTTGATGTTGTGGTGGAGCGTAGTATTGTTCGTTGTTAACTGGTTCCTGTTCCTCGTGTAAATCGTTATCCTTGTTTAAAAACTCTTCTGGGTTATATTCAATTGGTGTTCCAACTTCGGCTTCCATTTATATAAATTAAAATCTTTTTTTTAAGCTCGATATTACTCATTATCCGAATACTCATCTTCCTCTTCCTCTTCTGAATATTCTTCATCATCATCGTCGTCATCAACAACAAACCCTTTTAAATTTCCATTTTCATCTTCATCTGAATCACATTCGGATTCTTCATCATCCGAACACATATCTTCATCGTCTGTTTGAAGAAGATCAACGTCTGTATCGTATTCATCTTCCTTATAGTCATCTTCTACTTCTTCAAATAATTCTAATCTTTCTGGTGCTTTTGATAATCTTCCAGAGCGTGTTCTTCGACTTACAGACATGTTTTAAATAGTATTAACACATTTCTTTTAAGTATTTTACTCATTAACACGCTATTTATAAAGATTGTAATATTTTATTGGTTAATATATGTTTAGGCGGTGATTTACATTTACATTTTTGAATGAGTAATTTATTTTCTATTTCAAAATTTACATTACTTATACATTTTTCACACGAGTACGATGTAAAAATAATATGTTTTTTTGTATTTTTCTTTTCTACCCTGTTTATTTTAAGGTTTTTGTTTTTGAAAACGTGTTTGTTTATGAAAAGATTCATTAATTCAATAGTTTGTTCGAAATCAACGGGTTCAGCCTTTTTAACAGTGTTTTTTGGTTTATATTTTTCAACTTTGCCATCCTTGTACAATATATTCGTAATTTTAGAAGAGAGTTGGTGTCTTTTGCCTGTGAAATCTTTACAAAACCCAAAATGTCTCATTGTATCGGTAGTAGAAAAGCATTTTTGTGCTATAGTATCTCCTATTACATGAAACCATACGTGATTGGAATTATGATTACATTTTTTATTTTCACAATAAAATGAATTTGTTGCAACAAGGAATTGGTTTTTATTTTCGTAAATTTTTGTTATTCTCGATAGACTCTGACCTTCTAAATTTTTTCTTACAAATTCTTCGACAAGACTAATAGCTTCCTGGTCTTTGAATTCGTTCTTTATTTGTGCGGTCGTAAAAGATCCTTCTGATTTTTTTGAATATTTACTTTCTATTATCACGGGGTCGTCTCTTTCTGTGCGTAAAGTTGCCATGTTCATTATTTTAACATCTGCGACTTGGCCATCTATAGTTTCGAGTAATTGAAATGGACCGTACCTGTATATAAATATTGGTTTGTATTCACTTTGGGTTACTTTACCCGTATGATTGCACTCTGTACATCCTTTACCGGAACACTCTTCGTGTTTACCTTTTTTATGTGACCACGGCATACGAAACCCACTCCCTCTCGCCTTTCTCTGTAAACTTCCATAAACAGCTTCGTCAATTATATCGTTCCAATTTCTTGATCCGTAATACTCGTTCATTATTCGTACGAGATTTTCTCTTATTGCTAAAGCGGATGACTGATTTACGACAAAATCGGGCCAATTTATGTGAATCCCTGTTTTAACTAGGTGACCTACTTTTTTTGGTTGGGCTACGGAAATGAGTGCTTCTTTACCTCCAAATTTTTTAACTCGTTCGCATATTATTTTACAATAATTTTCGAGTTCTGAAAATTCAATTTCATCTTCGTCCTTGTAATCGATATCCACGAAAAAGTTATAATTTTCTGTTTTTTGTTCGACTACGAATATTTTTTCCCCCGAATTATAGGAATCTACGTATTTAGTATAGAAATCATTCAATCTATCAAATGGCACCGAAAGGATACCTCCATCCATAAGCACATGTGATACATTGGTACTGTTCCAGAACCCTTGTTCTTTACACCATGATTTAAACATGGTTACTTACCAAGTAATAGTTTTATTTTTTTATATTGATTAATCACTATCGTAGTGATGTCTCCAAATTGATTTTCGGTACGATATTTCTGGATACTCTTCCTGTTCTGATAAATTCTTTTTTAAAACAAGAAGTTCGTAAACTTTATCATCTTTGTGTAATTCTGCGTACCTATCTGCCTTTTCCTGTGTATAACCATGTCTTTCAACGAGAAGATGTGAAATTTGTGAGAGTATATAGGCCTTCGACTTCATTATTTAATAGAGAAGGTTTTTCTATTGAGTGAAGTTATGCATGCATAAAACTCTGGGTTATTAAGAACGTTTTTAACTATCCTATCCCATTGTTTTTTAGTATTGAATTCTGTTAACGTTTCAAAATTCATAAAATCATTTTCATCGTAAGTTCGTTTATATGGTTGTTTTTGTATTTTTTTAAGGTTTGTTTTCTGTTTCTCATCGTTGAATTTCTTGATAAGTTCAGATTGTTGTTGCGGTGTATAATCTACGAAAAATATAAAGACGTTGTATTCTAAATCAACGCCTGGACTTTCTTTAACTACGAATTTGAAATCTGAATACTGACCTTTTTTAAGGGAAACGACCCCTCTCGTTTCCTCTTCTAGTTCTCTTAAAGCACATCGTATCGGATTTACTATTTCTCTACGCCTGCACCCTCCGGTAACGAAAATCCAATCTTTGAATCGTCGGTCTCGGACAGTCAGAAACTTTGGTTTATCACCCGTAAACGTTACAGGTATTGCAATAGCCTTGTATTTTTTCATTGCTCATTAGCAAGTTATAATTGTAGGAGATGATTATTCTGATGAATCTTCCTCGGATTCTTGATTTTTAAGACTTTCTTCTTCCACTTGGGTTTGTAACGTGTTTCCTTTTTCAGACTCAGATTCTGTAAAAGGGGATGGTCTGGGCCTGGATAAAAATGAAACAAGTTTTCCATTAAATCCCTTGACACCTTCCATTTCTTCGTTCGTTTTTTTGAGTTCCCTGTACATATACGCCGTGGCTACAATACAGACAATTACGGCTACTATTGTCATAGTATCTCGATCAAAGGTAAACATTATTAATATTAAAATGTAGTGTGAATTTTTTAAGTATGTATAATCGCACCCATCTGAACTCCATTTTCTTTTGGGCAATCATACCCCATTTGAGCAAATTGAATCTCCTGGTAATGTCCCTCCTTACACTCCGCATTTTGAGCGGGTTCTTGTTTTTTGGAGTCGACGAGATGATTCAAAGTTCCGGACTTGGGATCGTAAGTAATTATAAATATAAAAGCTGCGATAAAAACTAGTTGCCAGAACATTTATATTAAGTGGCTATAAAAATTAAATTAGTTCGAGTACATCAAACCACCCATACCATTTTCGATACGGAGGATGTTGTAGTTGACGGCGTAGATAGTATTACCGAACGCCATACTATCGGAAACAAGTCTCGCGGAATCGAGTCTACTGAAGTTGAGCGAACCAGTTGGTTGGAGCTTAGCAGTATCGAGACAGAATGGAACCAATAAGATATTCTCAGCGACCGCCGCAGCCTGTGTATGGTAATACACTGGGACCGAGGTGTGGTGTGGAATAACTGGTTTAGAATCCGAAACATCCGTACCGTTAATTTGGAGTTTGACTTTCGAGGATGCAGTCATGGTATTGGTCGCGACCAAATATTTCATTGGGTGATTGAAGCTGAGTTCTTGGATTTTATTGAGGGAAGCGAGCGCCTTTTGTGTTTGTGTGAGAAGCATGTTTTGTGGTGCACTGGAAAGTGCTGTGCGTTCATCGGTATCGAGGTGGAGAAATTGAGCGTACACTTCGAGGTCTCCGACAATATTGGCGTTGTCGGCCCATGTAATTCTCAATTCAACATCGTGGTATTGAAGTGCAATCAATGGGATCGCGGATTGGACATTTTCACAAAACGAGAATCTGAGTGGGTAGAATTTTTCCGACGAGTATTGAGCTCTCGAGTACGTTTGGTTCATAACCGTTGGTGCGAGAGCAGTAGAGAAATCGTAATCTTGTTCGTCGATGACTTGACCACCGATCAAAAGTTCAACTTTGGAGACGTTTTCGTTCCAAAGGGTAACACTACCCGCTCTATTAGCGATGTAGACGTAACCGAGCATGTCACCTTTTCTTTCAATTCGAACAGTTGACATACCAGCTCGAGCTGGGTTGCCCTGGATAGTTTGTCTTTCGACAGTTTGGGCGAAGTTTGTGTGACGTTTGTAGTTGGACCTGAAAAAAGAAACTTCAGGTTGACCTACGAGATGCGCATCTTGCGCACCGATTGCAACGAGTTGGGCAATACCTCCAGACATATTTTATATTATACCAAGGTTTTTTATTTTTAAGCCTGTGTATAATATGAAAGATTTATAAAAAAAGAATTTAAGCTGCTGTAAATGAAATCGCGTTCATATATATTTTTTCCGCACCTGATGCACCTATCTTTGATACGGTCAAAAGAGCATGACCATTCTGGTCTATAGAAACATCGGACGTAAACGCTATAAAATCGATACCAGTTGTTATCGTTTTTAAGACTTTTCTATCTGCCCCTGATGCTAAGAGTGGTACCACAACTTGACCTCCGCTTGGTAAATTTTGTATATCGAGTATAGCAACGTCCGCGTCTATCGACGTGAGTGGAGCTGTACCGTAACTCTTATTCAGTGCGTTTATCGTAAGCGTCCCTGTCCCCGTTGTAAATGACGAAGTAATTTGTGTATTTGTAAGTTGGAGGTTTTGGGAATATACGTTACCACCCGAGTGTACGTCATTTCCTATTTTAATGTTATTAGTCGTAACAAATGCGTTACCCGTAGCTGTAAACTGGATAACATTTGAAGTTACATTTGCACTCGCGCCTGCACTCGCAACATCATCTAAATTGAACGGTGACGCGGCGACATGTAAAGCGCCTATTGTAATGCTATCCGCTGCTACGTTCCCTGAAACTGTGAGTACATTGGATTCGTACGTGTTTATCGTAAGGTTAGCGGCTGCGACTGATGGACCTATAGAAACATTTGCGTTGTACTCGTGAATATTATCGAGTGTCGAACCACCTTGTCCTCCTGAATCGTAAATCTCACCGGTCGTTGTATTGAACGATAAAACGTTATTCGAAGGCGCTGCATAAGCTGGGTCGAGTTTTATAGCGTTATCGATCTTGAACGATGCTACTCCACCTGCCGACGATTTAATTAAAACATCACCTGCGTAATCGATTTGTTTCGTAGCGGCGATGTCGATATCACCCGCGGATGTTAAACCCGTGGTCGTGTTATTAAACGCGACTGTTTGTGTTGTCGTTGCACCCCCGTCTGTAATAGCCTGTAAAGTCGAAGAAACGTCGTCCCACGCTACTCCGGTATTATCGCTTCTAAGGAATTTTTTACTTGTTGTTGTATGAGGACTAAGTTTAGATAATACATCTCCAGACGCTGGTCCTAATAACAGATCGTTTTCTGCTAGGTAAGTTTGACCCGTACCACCTTTCTGCATTGTAACCTGTGAGCTCAAATTAAGGGGATTGAGTACCGATATACCTGTAGTTACACCCGTACCACCACGTGCAGTAGCAAGTGTTCCGGTACTGACATTACTAGCATTAAGTGCCTCGAGTCCCGAACCATCTCCGGATATAGTATCGTCCCACGATATACCCGCGGCTGAACTTTTAAGGAATTTTTCAGATGGACCTCCTGGTTGTGTAAACGAAAGACGTGACAATGTCCATTTGGCATCGTTCGACCCAGGATTGTTTATATGAGTAACAACAAAAGCAAGGTATGAATAGGCTGTTGTATTGGTAAACGACTCTGTAGTACCATTTGTGTCATCTACAAGTGTTGTAGAAGAATGTAATTGCGTCCAACTTGAACCGTTAGTACTTCCCAGGATACGCCATGAATTTGGACGAACAGCCCAATCCGGTGAGGAGTTATCTGGTCTTGCTTTTACAAATACCGATGTCGGTGTTATAGCACTCGCGAGTTGGATTTTTACCCATTCTCCATTTACACCACCTAAAGAGTTACTTCCCGTGTACCCGTAAGGAATGGAATAACTATAAGCTAATGGGGATACATAGTTTTTACCATCATTTCCATCAAACGCCCTCCATGCGTCTGTGGAACTATCACCCGAAGATGCGGTATTTCCACCCGACGAGTTAGCGGACATAACTGCTGGAACCGTACTACTAGCTGTTGGTACATAAGCACTAAGTTTAGATAACGCCGTTCCAGATGCTGGTCCTAATAACAGATCGTTTTCTGAAACTGAATTTATACCCGTACCACCACTTGCAATTTCAATAGCAGTACCTGCGGTTACTTTACCCGTCGTCGTGACGTTACCGGATAAGACGTTACCCCAAACGTTTGCCGTTATGTATCCATCAGTCGTTGTCATAGTTGGTACAACCGTATCGCTTTCGGATTTACTTGTTGTATAAGCGATGGTATATTCCTTACCTATGGTCTGACCCAAAAAACCTGCAAATACGTTTGCGGTTGGTCGCGTCATGTGTTGCCCCATATCCTTTGCATCTATGGTATTTCCGTGTGCGACTGCAAATATTTTATCGGTAATGTAGTGATCGTTCGAGTGTTGTGAGTAAACATTACCTTGGACAGTTAAGTTTCCGGAAATGACTACGTTTGAACTAATAGATGTAATTTCATTACCTTCGTCATATTCAATTTTACTCTCCTCAAAAACGCCAGAAGCGTTCACGTACGGTATACTTTTTTGAGTGAAGCTTCCAGCACCCGTACCACCTCGATTTATAGAAAGTATACCAGTATTAGTACCCTGACCTAAATCTAAATGAGTTATACTCGAACCGTTTCCTTGAAAAGTAGATGCAGATATAGTACCAGATGATGCATTTAATACAGTTCCAGTACCGTTTAATGCAACTTGTGCATCCGTTACTTCTAGAGCCACACCCGAAGCTTTAGTTAATGTCATAACTGCATCGGAAACGTTAGATACACCTGTTTGTGATTCAAGTACTTCGTCTAACGTAAGTGGAACATCGGACCATATGGGTGCCGTTTTACCCGTGTTTAATCGAAGAAATTGACCTGCAGTTGCCGATGATACACCTAATGTACTAAGTGTACCTGATGCAGATGCGTATGGTATATCACCTATTGTATATGAATCACCAATACCCGTACCACCTCTTGCGACAGTGAGAATACCCGTAGTTATATCACCCGTATCCATCTCACCTGATATACTTGTTGCAGTAATTGTAGATGCCGATATGGCATTGGATCCTCTTATTTCGCCGTAGAGACCTGCCTCTGCACTAACTTTATTTGCTTCTACGACATTAGACCCTAAAAGATCACCATACATTGTTAGTGCACTAACTCTATTCGCTGATACAACATTAGACCCTTTTATTTCACCGTATATACCTGTCAATGCAATAAGATCATCGGTCGCTACGTCGGTACCTTGTATATTTGTTGCAGTAATATCAGTTGCTGATATATTTGTTGCTTCTACGACATTAGATCCTAATACATGACCATATAGACCTGTAGACGCACTTGTATTTACACTTGTAATGTCACTTGCCGTAATTAAATTAGACCCACTTATGTTACCAAATATATAGTCATCGACAACTATATTACTATACGCTTTTAACGATGTTGTTGGGTGAGTAAGATCGAGCGTGTTCGTTGTTATACTCGCTTTATCGGTAACAATTTGTAAATTGAGATTTGATAAGAGACCACCATCACCGTGATAATATTGTGCGTTTATATTTCCGGTTGTTTCTAATGCGTATTTTGAGTTGGTAGGTACATTCATAACGGTTTGGCCATTGGCGCCTAAAGTAAACAAATCCTGTGGGTTTGTATTTGCTATGGCAACGTGAGATGTTGCTTGTATATCCCCGGTATGTATAATACCCGAAACTTGAATTTTATTTGTATTATCTTTATCGATAACGACTGCATCTCCCTCAGTCGTTAACCTATTTGTTTTTGTATTACCTACAATTCGGAGATCATCGGTATCACCCACTGCTCCTTTAATAAAAACCTTATCGGCTACAGATAAAGCGTGTGTAGGGAGTGTATTTGCAATACCTACGTTAGATGATGTAACGAAAGATGTCGTTGGGTGATTAAATTCAACTACATTTGCTGTAGTGTTACCTACAGTAGTTGCATTTTGTAAAGTAATACCACCTAACAAATCTGTAGCTACACCTGAATCTACAAGTTCTGCTGTTTGTGCGTGGTATGCGAAAAAGTTTGCGCCTGCTAATTCTGCGACCCGTAAAGGTGTCATATAAACTGAACCTGGTGTTGCCGCCGCTATGGGTGCATCTGACGCATTTATCACGATAGTGTTTTCGGCCTGATTATCATTAGCGTGTTTACCAAACCGGATTTTGGTAGACCGCTCGATGGTAGGTATATTTTTAACCATTTAATATAAGTAAGTATTTTTAATTGGCGTATGTCAAACCCGCCATACCATTTTCGATTCTGAGAATGTTGTAATTTACGGCGTATATTGGGTCGTTTATAATCATATTTTGACTATGTATCTTTGCAGAGTCTAAACGACTAAAATTGAGCGTTCCTGTCGGTTGGAGTGAGCTCGTCGAAAGACAAAAGCAGTATAAAAAGAAATCGGGTGACGTTACGAATTGTGTGTGGTAATAGTTTTGAATTTCCATAAAATGTGGTTTCCCCCACTTATAATTACCTATATCGAGACCGTTTATCTCAATTTTTATTTTATTACTCGCGGATGTTAACGCGCCCTCTGTTGATGTATCGGAACACGCGAGGTATTTTACGGGGTGGTTAAACGTAAGTTCTTGTGTAAGTTCCTGCGAAGGAATACTTTTTTGAACTTGTGTTATGAGTAGATCATGGTTTCGTGATACTATATTTCCACGTTCTTCGTTATCAAGGTAATAATAATTTGAATAACACTCGACGTTATAATTAGCCGCTTGAGAACCCCAGTGAATACGTAATTCAACTTCGTGGTATCTCAAAGCAACCATGGGTATAGCACATTGAGGACCTTCACAAAAAAAGAAACGCAAAGGGTAAAAGTATGAACGTGCACTTATACCTGGGTGTGTACCATTTGAGCTTTTAGAAACGTTCGTCGCGAACGTATCTATTGCTATTCTTTCGGTAAATGCGGCGTCTTGTGAATCTATGACCTGACCACCAATAAGCAATTCGACCCTGTCGATTATATTTTCCCAGTGTTGGATATCAAGCGATTTTGTGTTATCGTCTATAGTAAAGTATGTATATCCTAATAAGTCACCTGATCTTGGAAATTTGATCGATGACATAGCGTTATTTTTCACAGCTCCCTGTATCGTTTGCTTTTCTGTGGATTGTGAAAAATTAGAATGCCGTTTGAAAGTTGAGCTAAAGAATGAAATTTCTGGTTTTCCCATAATGTGCTCATCTTGAGCACCAATGGCAATAAGTTGAACAACACCAGAAGACATTTATAATAAGAAAAGGTTAAAATTATACGTGTATATCGCCCTGAAAATATTAGAAGGCTAAATTTCTTTTTTTGCAAACGAATCTAAATATTAAACAGGTTTCGGTTGTATCCGCCGCTGCACCTGTTTCCTTTAACAACTCAACAGTCATTCTATCGAGTTTCTTTATTGGGTTATAATATTGTTGAATAACTGGGTATTCATTTTTAAAAATGAGTCGAGACGTTCCACCTGTTACGAGAGAACCAAAAACACCATTTAACATATTATCATCAGCCGTATCAAGATCTGTTTTTCCTCTTTGAGAAAAGAAAGTTCTTAATTCGTCAATTTTGAGGTGGACGAGTTTGTGCGCTCCACCTATACCGTTAATATGAGCAGCTGTTAATTGAGCCTGGACTATATTTTCGAGTGGTGTTGGGAAGAATGTAGTAAATTTTTGTTTTGAAGAATCATCAACAGAATCAACGATAACGGTGTGATATTCATATTCGAAATCGGGTAAAGTTGACTGACTAGTCACTAACGCCATTTATATATACTGGAGATTTTACTTCATCTTATAACTCGACTGTTCTTTGACGAGTTGTTGTCCGCCACAGACCCCACCTCGACTATCGGAATAGTACGAGTTACCGAGGCACGATGGCTTCGATTCGAGATCAAAAAGGGAACCTTCATTCGTTGTTTCAATTTCGATGGTCTGGTAATTGCTGGTTCGCATGGCGGCGAGAGCACATAACATCAAGAAGACAATAGCGATTGCCTTGAGAGTATTTTTGTTGGTGGCGTTGAGTTTCATTTGTTATGAACAAATATTTTTTATAAAGTGCGTTAAAGGATTTAGAATACTTTCAATATAAAGATTAAATGGACGGTGAGATTATCCTCAATAGAAGTGATACAAATGTAATGAAACTTGATGATAACGAACAGGCTCTTATGAATGAGATTGAGATTGAAATACCAAGACCTCAGCCTGTGAAAAAGCAAATGCCAAAACCCATGAAGACGCAATTTACACCACCACAAACACAATCTTTTCAGGAAGATATTGATTCTTTCGCAAATCCAAATAAACAAAATCCACCTTCGGTACCACCACCAGAAGACCCAGTTGATTATGGTGAATACGAAGAAGAGGAACCGGGGTACGAGTATGCGGGTGGAGGAGGAGGTGGTGGAATGCCTTATATGGAAGAGGAAAAACCATCACCAGGCTATAAAACCATCGATGAAGAAAAAGCCGATCTCGTAAACAAACTCGGAAGACTCGAAAAGAAAGGGTTTACGGTAAACAAGAGATTGAATGTATATTCACCAATAGACGAACTTAGAAACGAAGTAAAGAGAATTACGTATAGCATAGACGTTGATAAATCTATAAAGTTTTCGAGACGTATGCTCGTTGCGTGTACGACCGGTCTTGAATTCTTAAACAAAAAGTATAACCCATTTGAAATTCAGCTCGACGGTTGGTCTGAAAATGTTATGGAAAATGTAGACGATTACGATGAAGTTTTTGAAGAATTATACGTGAAATACAGAACGAAAATGCACGTTGCCCCAGAAGTAAAACTTATTATGATGCTTGGTGGATCAGCTATGATGTTTCACTTAACGAATAGTATGTTTAAATCAGTCATGCCTAACATGAACGATGTGATTAAACAAAACCCAGGACTCGTTCAAAACATGGTATCTGCGGTACAAAACACAGTTCCTAAATCCCAACAGGGTACGGGTGAACCAACCGTCGATGAAAACGGGAGACGAGAAATGCAAGGTCCGGGGTTTGATATCTCGAGTCTTATGGGAAATATTATGATGCCTCCCCAACCACCAATGAACACAACAAGTATAAATAAACCAGACGATACAGAAATTGATATCGAAGACGATATTTCGGATATTGCCGAACCACCAAATTTTGATACGGGTAAAGAAGGCGGCGATGACGAAGTGCGAGAAGTCAAAGTCACCCAGACCAAATCGAAAAGAGGGGGTGGAAAAAAGAAAAAGACAGTCGAAATTAATTTGTAAACTTACTATAAATGATAGGGTATTGTCCTTTAGATGAAGACCCTATTGAGATACCTTCTCGGCGGCGAGAAGTTGCACCCCCGACCCCAGTCGAACCACAGGCGGCGGTGAGACCTAGACGTTCTAGATCTTTCCTCGGTGAAGACGATACGGAGTGCAATTTCGTCGTTATGTTTTTCATTGCGGGCGTAATTGCCTTAGCGGTTATGGACGCACTTCCTAATAAAAAGTGATCGACTAAACCATCTACCATCCTGCTTTTCCAGCATGGTAAATGTGATTTTGTTTCATTTATGTATAATTCGTTATCCGCAATGGTACGTACATCCTACAAACGCCGCTATATGAACTGCGTTTTCCTGTGTCGTTTCTATACCATTTGTGTCTAAATACCGTATATTATATGCCAACTCTGTTTCTGATGTATCTTCCCATTGAAATACACCGTTACTATCGATATCGTTAACCATTTCGGTTCTAACATCTTGTGTATAAAGTGCCTTTGTTTCATCATCGAGTGTATTGTAAAACGTTTCCGTACACGTATCATTATCAGTAGATCGCACGTAATACGTGTTCGTAGCACTAACTTTCTTTATTTGTTTTACGGGTACTTGTCCCGGGTTAAAGTTACAATCCATTGTTATTTTTGCGACCGTATAGTTTGCAAGAAACTCAGACGTTTGTTTCATACCGTACCCACTCACGTTAGACGTCGTTATATAATCACCCGCCTCTAAATTACCGTTTGTGTTTACTATCCATACACCACCTTCACCTATTGAGTTAATGTATACCCTGTTATCACCTTTTTCCTTATTCCATTCATTCACTAAGTGTCCAGCTTTTTGTTCTCGTCTTTCTTCATTTGGATTTTCACCCCATGATATAACGCCAAAACACGCCTTATCTTGTGCCCTTGTTGATATTTTAACAACGGGTATAGCTTCATTTACGTTTATATTTTTTGCCCCTCTCAAAGGTACAGTTGTATTAATTGATAAGTAATCGTTTTGGTTAGATGAAACGATCAAACCTGCATAATTAGAAACATTTGTAGGTGTTATGTCTATTACAGGACTTACGTGTTGACCTGTAAATGATATAATACCATTACTACCAGCACCAGCTGTATCGTTTTCAAACCGAAATATTCGCTTTATGGGGTTATGTGACTGACTTGTATTAGCAAACCAACCTAAATTTTGGTTCCAAGTTGGTGTATTAGTTGTAGCCATGTACCAGTTACCACTACCTCTATTCATGTGTATGAATGCAGTGTAATTTGTACCATCGAGAGAGATAGTTTGTGAACTCGATACGTGAAGAGGTGAAGATGGTGATGATGTTCCGATACCAAGTTTATCATATATTCGAACAGCTCTATCTGTAGCAGTCGTTCCCGCACCTACAATATCGAGCGCGTCGTTAGTACCCGGACCCCACGTACTGTACCCAATTTTACCTGCGTCTGTTTGTTTTCCGGATACACCCGTCCCCCATTCGAACGTATTTGTTCCGGATAACGATGAACCTCCACCAACACCACTTACCGTTGTCCATGACATTGCACCCCCACCACTCGATGTAAGTACTTGTCCACTCGAACCCGCAGAACCATTTGCACGTAAACCACCTGTTATGTCCGCATTACCTACAACGTCTAACGCGTAACCTGGAGTCGTTGTCCCAATACCAATTTTACCAGCATTATCGATTTTTACTTTTGAATTAAATGTAGAAGTTGTACCATAAATATCAATATTATACCAATCAATTTCAGTGATTCCTCCAGAAATCATATTCAGAATAATTAAAATTTTATTGTATGGTTCGTCGTTAATGTAATTCGGTGTTCTAGTGAATATGGTATTATTACCATTATTAGCAAAACTAAGATAACCTAAATCACCAGTATCATGTATAAGATTGTATTCTATACCATCGTTACTACCAAATACATATGCTATTCTAGGCTGACATTCTCTATTTCTACAGTTTATATCTAATTGAGTGAGGAAAATTGGATCTGTGAACTGAAGTTCTATCCATTCACCTTTATATCCCGCAATTCTTTCCGTTGTACCTATATATGATCCAGGATCTACTCCGTTAGAATACGCGCCACCGTTCTCGTCGCCCAAAGTCCAATTATAATTATCGCCAGTATTATCATCAAACGCCCTATATGCATTGTATACATCCCTTGATGCAGTCACTGTATATCCAGATGAAATATTAGCCGTTAATGCAACTGAAGGATGCGTTACTGTTCCGCCTATTACTATTTCTCCCCATTCTGTAGGTGATTGTGTTGCTCCGGCTTGATTAAATTTATAATCCAATTCTTTATTTATATAATCAAAACCCAAACCTGTTAGTTCTCTACCACGACCTATAAAACCTTGTGTAGACTTAATTTTTCCATCTACATGTATAACTTCTGTTGGTGAAGTAACATTTATACCTAACATACCAGCACCACCTGTGTTCCTGTGCATGACAGCACGTATATCTTCTAGTGTTCTATCGTACCCTGTATTTAAATCGAACGCTATTTGTCCACCTTTTAACCGTATTCTATCTGGTCCTAATGTACCACCACCGGATGCATTTGCGTTATCTCCGCCTTTAAAAATTAATAGTTCGGTTTTTTCGTCGGTTTCATAAACGCGATTTTCTATAACTGACATTTCGTGCGCATTTTCTGCTTGTGAACCACCTAAGTATATACTTTTATTACCATCACTCGAATGGTCGTTTGTACCTACAGATATACCACTTGTTTGAAGATTTCCATCGAACGTTGCGTTACCTTTAATCACCATAGACTGAAAGATATTGTATACCCAAACATTTGACATACCTGTAGAAATCTGACCATTCGAACCAGATATTGTTGTAGTTGCACCTCCTATATATGTTATAGAAGGTACAGAAAAAGAATTTGGTCGACTAGGGGCACCAAAACCATGGTGTTCGTCTTTTCCTATAGCTATCATTTCACTTTCACCATCAACAGATATAGATTCACCTAACCGGTGTTTATCACTACCATTAATCCAAGTTTCAATTTCAACCGTTTCATTTGGAAAACTTACCCATTTATATCCATCATAATCGAACGTAACAACACTACCTTTACTGTCATAACCTGGGGCGCCAGCAATTATACGCTTACCTGAACCACCAAAACGTGTATACCATCCAAGCAACATGTTAGTTTGGGATGCAGTTACATGTTTAGGATCTTGTCCCATTTCTTTCCACGCGGCATTAGCCTGATCCCAATCAAGTGTGTATATTCTTCCCGACATGACTTGAGGAGACGCGTTTGATGTACCGTAACTTCCGGGAGCACCTGCTAATATACGCGTACCCGACCTGTTTACATCTACAGATACACCAAGTGCGTCCAACCATCTAACTTTTTTAGGGTGTGTATCATCTGTCAAACCTATACCAGTTGTACCTATAACAGATGTCATAGAAACGTTACTGGTCCAAGTCGTACCATTATCTAAAACAGTAACATTATCGTAAACGTGTGCGTTACCGGTATATTGAAATGAGTCAACTGGCAAACCGAGTCGTCCCCCCTGTAATTGGTCACTGACACTCCATATACTTCTTATTGATGGTTCTCCTACGATTATCTTATGTCCTACATTTGTTATACCTAGAGAATACCCAAAATAAAAATTTTTCCATGTTGCGGGTGTGGTAGTTGATAAAGTTCCCGAAGGTGAATTTAAGGTTTGTTGTAAAGTATAGTTTGAACCATCCCACTTGTATATATAAACTTTACCTTCGGATACGGGTATACTATTAAAATCAATATTACCGCTGTTGTTTGGTACTAGTGTGTTATAGAAAGGTGCACCAACAGCTAATATGTTACCGTCTTTTTGGGATAAAGCGATGGAGTGTCCAAACCCTCCCTGTTGTGATACCACAGAACCTCTCTGTGTCCATCCAGTACCAGTACTATCTTTGGTAAATACGTAAGCATAACCATTAATATTCGATACAGATCCAAACCATGTTCCTGGTGCGCCTACAGCTACCATATCTGCATTATCTGTTCCGTCAAGAGATCTACCAAAATCTTCACTAGTTCGATCTAGGATGAAATTAAAGTTAGGTACCATAATGTGGGCAAAATTGGGGCCTCCGCTGGAAGCGTTTCTTCTTTTAAGTACAACTGCAAAATATGTATACGTGGTAGAGATTGTAAGATTATCTATAATATCATCACCATGAGTCCACCCGGATGGAATTGTAAAATTTCCTAAATTCGTCCAGTTTATATCATCGTTACTTCCTAATATAGTCCATTCTTTTGGAATTTGGTAGACAGCTGGTAACCCACTCCAGTCCCCGCCGGTCATGAGTTTAAAACTAGTAGGCTGAATTCCAACTGATGTTTGCAATTTTATCCATTCACCGGTTACGCCTCCTAAACTGGTCGAACCAGTATATGAACCATTGGGTAGACCTTGGTTATTGGTTGTTGGATACACGCTTAAAATCCGATAATAGCTCATATATGTTTCATAAGTATCACCAAAAGCGAACTGTGGGAAATATCTACCACTAGAGGTGTTTGATGTAGTTGCAGTATATGTTATACCATCATTCATTGTCCGTTGAGAGGTCATCATCGTCTCCGGTGGGTAAGAAACGGAGGGGTACCTACGTGTTGAATTACCTAAAATCGTATCTTCGTGGTACCAAAGTTTTGATGTTTCGTTATAAGCGTATACGTTACACAAATTATTAAGTGGTTCCCCTGTAAATATTCTTTGAATTATACCTTTTTTACCCCGAGACAATTTAGATCCGGTAGGTACACAATATTTTGAAGTGAAGCCATCTTTCCTTTCTCTAAAATATACTGGATCTTCCGGACCCGTATTGTTTTGGTTAGTAGAAAGGAAGTAAGGATACATACCAGTGATACCATCACCCGCAAATGTACCAGGAAAATTATATGCCGACATTATACTATAGTTTACTTATATTAATTTTATACTTATTCCCACGGTTCAGATGCAATATCAACGTATTGAAGAGTTATAGTTTTACTTCCTTCGGTTGTTATACCTGCTGCTGTAACATTTGTCAAATTGGCACCATCACCCTGGAATGAAGTTGCATTTACTGTACCGTTAACATCTAATGGGTACGATGGGTTTGTAGTTCCTACACCAATTTTACCAGTATTATCGATGTGTACTTTAGGGGTAAACGTACCAACGGTACCATAAATATCAATATTATTCCAATACTGATAATTTCCTCCACTAATCATATTCAAAATAATTAAAATTCTATCGTGTGGATCACCGTTAACGTAATCCGGTGTTCTAGTGAATATGGTACTATTACCACCACTAGCATAACTTGTATAACCTAAATCGCCAGTATCGTGTATAAGATCGTATTCTATACCATCGTTACTACCGAATACATATGCTATTCGTGGTTTGTGCCACGAATCTGCATTTATATCTAATCGAGTGAGGTAAATTCTATTTGGTAATTGAATTTCTATCCATTCACCTTTATACCCGGGAATTCTTTCGACTGAACCTAGATACCCTCCACGATTTTCAGAGTTAGAATAACGATCGGTAAATTCCCAATAGGTTGAGGTATTATCGTCAAACGCTTTCCATGCATTTGTTACATCCAGCGATGCGGTTACTGTATATCCAGATGAAGTATTACTCGTTAATGCAAGTGTAGGATACGCTGTCGCTGCACTTATTGCTAGTTCTCCCCAGTCTGTAGGTGATTTTGATGCTCCAGCTTGATTAAATCTTACATCAATTGTATTATTTATATAATCAAAGCTTAAACCTACTATTTCTCTACCTTTACCTACAAACCCCTGAGTACTCTTAATTTTTCCATCTGCGTGTATAGCTTCGGTTGGTGACAGGGTATTTATACCTAACATACCAGCACCACCGGCGTTTCCGTGCATGACAGCGCGTATATCTTCTAGTGTTCTATCGTACCCCGCATTTAAATCAAATGCTATTTGACCACCTTTTAACCGTATTCTATCTGGACCGTATGTACCACCACCAGTTGCATCTGCGTTATCATTACCTTTAAATAAAAGTAGTTCGGCCTTTTCTTCAGTTTCATAAACGCGGTTTTCTATAACTGTGAGTTCATACGCATTATCTGATTTCGAACCACCGAAGTATATACTTTTATTACTCGTACTCGAATCGTCGTTTGTACCTATAGATATACCTGTTCCTTGAAGATATCCTCCTACAGTTACGTTACCTTTAACAACCATAGACTGATTGATATTGTATGCCCAAATATTTGACATACCTGTATCAATTTGGCTATTCGAACCAGCTACTGTTGTAGTTGCACCTCCTATATATGTTATATCACGTACAGTAAACGCATTCGGTCTAATTCCAACAACCGGAAAAATATAGTGACCGAAATGGTGTTCGACTTTTCCTATAGCTACCATTTCACCTTCACCATCAACAGATATGGATTCGCCTAACTTATGTCGATAATTCGTAAAGTACATACTAACCCCATTCCAACTTGTCATATCAACCATTTCATTTGGAAAACTTACCCACTGATCTCCATTCCAATCGAATATGATAACGTTACCCTTAGTATATGAGAATGGATAACCCGTGGCACCAGCAACTATACGCCTACCCGAACCATCAAAACGTGCAGAAAATCCAAGCATCATGTTAGTTTGGGGTGCAGCTATATGTTTAGCCTCTTGTCCCATTTCTTTCCATTCAACATCTACCGGATCCCAATCGAGTGTATATACTCTCCCTGACATGGTATGTGGTGCCGCATTTGATGTACCGTAACTTCCAGGTCCACCTGCTAATATACGTGTACCCGCTCTGTTTATATCTACAGATGTACCAAGTGCGTCCAACCACCTAACTTTTTTAGGGTGTGTATCATCTGTCAAACCTATACCAGTTGTACCTATAACAGATGTCATAGAAACGTTACTTGTTGTATTCCAGGTCGTACCACCGTCTAAAACGGTAAAATTATCGTAAACGTGTGCATTACCGGTATATTGAAATGCGTTAGTATTAAGGATCCCTGGTGTTTGACCAACACTACCACCACCATCCTGTTTTTGTTCCGGTTCATACCAAATATTTCTTATTGATGGTTCACCTACTATTATCTTATCACCTACATCTGTTATACCTAAGGAGTACCCAAAATAGAAATTTTGCCATGTTGCGGGTGTTGTGGTAGTTGATAAAGTTCCCGAAGGTGAATTTAAGGTTTGTTGTAAAGTATAGTTTGAACCATCCCATTTGTATATATAAACTTTACCTTCAGATACGTTTATATTATAAAAATTAATATCACCACTGTTGTTTGGTACTAGTGTATTATAGAAAGGTGCACCAACAACTAATATGTTACCGTCGTATTGCGATAAAGCGACGGAGTGTCCAAACCCTCCCTGTTGTGATACCACAGAACCTCTTTGTGTCCATCCATTATTATTACTATTTTTAGTGAATACGTAAGCATAACCATCAATATTTGATGCAGACCCAAACCATGTTCCCGGTGCGCCTATAGCTACCATATCTGCGTTATCCGTTCCGTCGAGAGATCTACCAAAATCTTCACTTGGATACGCGGTGTAAAGAGTAAAAGCGGGTATTTCTACCACTTGAGGATCATTAGCGTGGAGCCATCCGTCAGTTTTTCTTGATGTAATTACAAGTGCAAAATATGTATATGTGGTATTTAGTGTAAAACTGCCATTAATATCTGCCTGCCATGTATGGGTGCCTGGCGTATTAGTATTTGTATAGTTACCTAAATTCGTCCAGTTTGAATTGTCATTACTTGCTAATATAGTGTAGGTGTTGACGACGGTAAACGATTGCGCCCCGTCTAGATTATACATTCTGAATCCACTAGGTTGAATTCCAGTTGATAATTGTAATTTTAACCATTCGCCGGATACACCTCCTAAACTAGACGAACCAGTGTAGGTACCAGGAAC